AAGATGATTACGAGGAAATAAAAGATCAACTGCAAGAACAATTAGATTACATCATTACTGAAAAAGTTGAAAATCTAAAATGTTCAATAGCTCTTGCTAAAGTAAAAGCTACTCAAGATGATAGGTATAAAGAAATTAGAGCAACTTACAGAAAAAGAAAAGCATATTATCTTTTAAAAAAAGTAGAAGCTAATAATGGTCATTCTTATTGTGAGAATCTAAAGCAAAAATCTATCAATCAGTTAGCGATAGATAAACTTACATTAAAACATTAATGTTTATATTGAGGGCGAGAAATCGCCCTTAATGTCTAGTAACTTCAAAATTAGAAATATCTGTATTCTCATCTATTCTTTCAAAAGAATAATTGTAATCTACTAGAGTAACATCATCACGTTCTTTTACTTGTTGAACCATATCGCTAACTCTAGGAAAGCTAGGAGTAACATCTATGAATCTAAAAGCAACATAGTGTCCATACATAGAAGCTGATGTTTCTATTTGCATTTCTAAATCTGTAATTACTGCATCGATCATAATGCAATATAACTTATTTAGAATTTAATTTATATTATTTTTTTTTTATGATGTCTGCACCTTTAAGACCATAAATGGCACTTACTACTCCTATGAATAATGCTTGATACCAAAAGGGCATATTATTAAATTGATTAAAAAACTTATCGACCTTTTCCATAATTTCTGGATCATCACTAAAGATACTCCAAATCAATAACATCACAGGAGCTGAAACTAAAATTAATACGAATTCATCTTTCCACCCTTGTTGATTATTTTGCATTACAGCTTTTTGATATTCTACTTCTCCATTAGCCATTTTTTCTGCGTGACGCATTTCTGCAACTGATTCAAATTCTTTTGCTCGTCTTCGATTTGTAGCAATAGACATTCCTGTTTTAATTATTCCTGGTACTAACTTAGATGCAATATTTAACCACATAATTATTTCTGTTGTATTTTTTCTATTAGCATATCTATAACATGTTTTGCTTTATTTAGGTCCTTAATCTGATCTTTTATATTTTTATGTTTTAAATTGTATCTTGAAATATATTTCACTACTTTGACCTGACAGGCATTAAGATTATTATCCATAGCATAGTCTAAAGGCTGGATTTTTAGCTTCTTATACCAATCTCCACCCACTTGCTCGGAAAAAGCTGATTCGTTACTCTGCGTGGCTCTATGGCTCTTTAACAGGGTATTTTTTAGCTTATTAGAACTCATACAAGGGTTTTAATCCAATCTCCCTTAGAATTCAAGACCATTGGTAGTAATTTCGGATACCCATCTATTATTACAGCACAACCTAGAATAAACCTTGTTTTGAAATTTTTTGCGTAATTGAAAGCCATCGACTTTTGGTTGATCAAACAACCTACATTCATAGCAAAGAATAAATTATCTGGATTTGCCCACCAAGATACTAAAAATTTTGTGTGATAATGCCCTTGCACAGCAGACATACCCATTGTTTGAGATACCTTTAAAATATCAGCACTACGACCATGCGTAAAAAAACATCTTTGACCATTAGACATTGTAAGAGTTAAATCATCAACCCATTTCCATTTTTTTGTACCTAAAAAATCTCCGTAGTCTTTTAGAAACTCTTTACTCATTCCATACTTCAAAGCTCTACGATAAACTAAACTAGAGTGATTACTATCTACTTCTGTAACTCTAGGAAAGATTGATTCTAATTCTTTTACATGTTTTCTAGCTTCTCTTAATTCATGACCAGCAGAAAATAAATCTGGATCATGTGAGTGCATAGATATGGCATGAAAGTCGAGAAGATCACCAATATTGACTACGAACTGTGGTTTATATTCTTTTTTTATTTCACGCAAGAACTCCATACTATCCTTATGATGGAATGGTACATGCATGTCCGATATTACAAGTATTCGTTTAAAACCCATACTAAGGGTTGTACAACTATTTGGATATAATGTAAAGGAGTTGACCTATAACTAATAAACCTATCGCACCTAAACTATATAAGATACGATCAATGTCTTTCTTCATATGGTGAAGATGGTTTTTAATTATTAAATCTATTTTTTGATTTACTAATTTTATTCTACCATCTATCTCAGCAAATTTTTCTTTATTAGTTTTCATCTTCTTTTTTTCTTTCTACGCAAATCTGTATCATGTTTTCTTGATCCTCTCAAGAATGAGTTCACTCTTCCCATCGACCAAGCCGCCATCGATGTTCTTGGTCTAGATCCGCTACTTAAAAATGCACCTTGTCCACGTCTATAGACTTTTGCTAAAGTACCATAAGTAATACCTTTTCTTTTCTTTGCTTTAGCTCTTAACGTAGCTTGTACTCTTGCTGATAAAGGTCTTCTTGTTGCCATTATTTTACCCTCTGTCTAAACATATAAGCTGGTATAGTACCACCTGATTTATAAATTCTTGACATTGTTTTTATAAGACTAGCTCTAGAGGACCTCTTACTACCTGATAAACCAGCAAGATATTTCTTCGGTAATCCTGTTCGTTTATCTTTTGGTACTTTTCTTCTTTTTCTTTTTTTTGACATTTCTTCTTCTCTTTCGCATTGGTCTTTTGTTTATCATTTCTGCTAGTGTAGATGTAGTTGTAAATCCTCTCATTTTCCTACACTCCTCATTGCTCGTCTATGAGCAGAAGCAAAAGTAGCACCTTTTTTCATAGCATTAGCCATCGATCTAATATGCTTTAAACTATGATGTCTTGCGTGACGATTCATTGTTTTTTTTTGTCTGGGTTTTAAATCTTTAACAATGTTTTTTATCGATGCTACTTTAACCATTATTTTCTTTTTCTTTTGCCCATTTTATTCTTTTTCTTTTTATTTTTTTTCATTCCTTTTGAATGAGCACCTTTTCCTGTATGATACGGCATATTATTCTCCTTTAGTTTTGTAATTTACCACCAGACCATTTTGCATCTGGTAATCCATTTGTATATGATTTTCCGTCGAATGTTAATACTTGTTTTCTGTTGTTACCCTCATGAAAAGATACATGTATCCACCCTGAGTTAGCTTCTCCTGTATAGTATTCTAGAATGAGCTGGTCAAAGTCCACGTTATTTTGAAGCCAAAGTGCGACCTTTAAATTACTTTCTGATGGTATCTCCATATCGACCGCCATTCCTAAAGCATGTTGACTGGTTTTTTTTGAACCAATAGCAACGCATAATTCTTCTGATCGATAACCAGAACTTATACGAATTGGTTTTTCAAATTTTGCTCTACAAGGCTCTAAAACATTATAACATAAATCAGTAAGATTTTTAATTTCACCTGATCCAGCTTTATTTTTTATTCCCATACGTTGAGCTGTTTGAGAACGTTCCATTTCCTCTAAAGAGAAATTTTTAGAAAGTTGCATTATTAAGGTTTAGTTGGAAATTTTTTATCTTTAACTTTTTTTTCTGTATCAAGACCAACTGTAATATCTCGCAAGTCCTGTCTATATTGTTTCATTTCATCTGACATTGTAACATCAGATAAAGCATAAAAATCTGTTTCAGCTAAAAGTCTATTTCTATCTTGTCTTAAAGATGCAATAGCTCTATCAAATGCTCCATCAGCCCATGCTTTTTCTTCAGCATCTCTTTCAGCATTTTCTTTAGCTGTAAGTTTTATCCTTTCACCATTTACTAATTTATATCTATCTGCCATAATAACTCCTTATATTTTAATTTAATCCAAATAGCAATATCTGTCCACTATCTATATTTCCAGAACTCATTTTAAATTGAACACCATCAATTGCCGCAGTAACATTACAATATCCTGAAACAAGAACTTGATCTGAAACATTTACTCCAGCAGAAGCATTAATATTTGTTATGAAGTGTTTTACAAAAGTTGTAGAAGATGGATTAAATAAAATAAGTTGTCCAGATAAATTTTGATCGTTATCATAACCTAAACTTTCGTGTAACTTTTGATCTCCTGTGTTTTGTGCTAAATCATTACCACTATCATAAACAATCGAACCTAAACTACCATCTTCTCCATGTCTAACTTTTATGTATGTGGTAGTTTTTGTAGCATCAAAATTACTTCCGCCATCTCTAAAATTTACCGAAAAATGCCGATTATCTTCTGATGGGTGTATATTTACAAAATAAAAAATATATTCTTTATAAGTACTATCAATCCCTGATGTGAAACTAATACTTGCTGATGATGAAGCTGTTTGTGTTGCAATATGTGTAAGACTTCCAAGAGAAGTTATTGAACCAAAAGCTGTTATATCTTTTACTGATCTATTATTTAATTTTACAATACTCATTAGCTTCCTTTTATTCCATAGAGTTTAAACGTGCCATCTATTGTTGTTGCACTTCCACCAGCAGTTAAAAATTTTATTCCTGTGATTGCAGATGTAGTATTACAATAGCCACCAACAAATACCCTTTCTGCTCCTTGACCAGCTGTCATACCTATTGATTGTGATATGAAATGTTTTACAAAAGTAGTATCACTTGGGTTGAAAATTAAAAGTTCCGCACAAGAACTACCATCAGCATTACTACTTCCACCTAATAATGCTTCTCCCAAAGGTTGATCTGATGTTGATTGTGCTAAATCTGCATTTTCTCTATAAGCTATTGCACCATTAGAACCATTTTCCTGATGCGTTACTCTGAAATTAGTTGTAGTTTTTGTTACATTAAAATTAGTACCATCTGATGTAAAATTAAATACAATATTTCTATCATCTGTATCAAGATGTGCATTTATAACTTTTATTAAATAAATAGGATAAGTGTTGTCAAAAACAACACTAGAGCTACCATGAATAAAAGAAACAGAAGAAGCTGAATCTGCTGTTTGTTCTTTTATCAAAGTCATTTTACCTTGAGTTAATTGTCCAGCACTTGTTATAGCTGATATAGAATTATTATTATGTTTTACTAAACCAAAAGTCATTAGGTTACTCCATATAATTTAATTGTTCCTGAATCTATGTTGCCACTTGAAAATTTAAATCTAACTCTAGTTAAAGCTGCCGTTGTGTTAATATAACCAGCAGTATATTCATCAGATATTTGGTCGTTTGCAGATGCTCTAACTCCTCTTGCTATAAAGTGTTTTACAAAAACCGAACTTGAAGGATTAAAAATTTGTAAAGTTCCAGAGCATTGTTGATCTGCATCATTACCTTGATAAAAAATTAAATCTTGAAATGAAGTTCCTTGTGCTTGGTCATAACTTCCATCATAACTCAAACTTGAACTTGAACCACTTTCTGAATGAAAAGCATAAAAAGTTGTAGATGTAATAGTTTGATTATAGTTTGTATTTGTTCCTGTATCAGTTTGAAATTGAAATTTTGCACCATCAGTAGCTGGGTGTATATTTATAAACTTAAACACATATTCTTTATAAGTAGAGTCTATTCCACTTGTAAATTCTATTGAAGCTGAACTTGATGCAGTTTGAGTAGATATTAAGTTAAGACCCCCACCTGATACTGCGGCTGGAAGTGCTGTTACTGCTGAAAGGGAATTGTTTTTAGCAAAGAGTAGAGCCATTTATGTAATTCCATATAAAGTAAATACTCCACTAAATGTTCCACTAGCTGGAATAATTTTAAAATTATTTATAGCCGCAGATTGATCTAATGCATAGGTATGATCTTGTACTACGAGTTTATTGTTTTCATCAAAATGACAACCAAATGTTTTAATAAATTTACCTTTTCCTGTTCCTGATGGATCAAAAATAGTCACCTTACTCATTCCACCCTCATTGTTATTAGTTCCTACTCCATATCCTGTTCCAAATATTCTTGCTCTATCATCTCCTGTTCCGTGTCCTGATGCTATTGAATTTGAACTTGTATCATCTCTACTATATTTTTTAACATATTTATAATTACTGCCTGTTTCATAAGAACTCCCATTATCAGTAGATGTTTGTATTCCTAGATTTCCACCATCACTTGATAAATCAACAGCAGTACAATGAAGTTCATAGACTTTGTATGTGCTTGTCACATAGGTGCTATCAAAAGTTACTGTAGATGCTCCTGATGCTGTTTGTGATAATAGCTTAACCATACCACCACCATCAGCAAAAGTCATTGTACCAACCCCTGTTGTTCCTGAACCTGATACTGAATCTACTTTTAAAAATTTACCAGCAGTTACATTTCCAGATGGAAATTTAAGTGTGTAGCTTTGATTAGCAGAATGTGGCGGACTTTGTAATTTAATACCATGTGAGTTCTGTTCACAATTTAATTGCAAAGCACCAGCAGTTGTACTATCTCCTTTAATCTGCAACCCAGCCGCAGATGATGTGGTTACAAAATTAGTTTTAGCATTTGTTACTGTAGAATCGGACGGAGTGCCAATATTCAAAACTGAACCAAGTAGCATGACGAAGTCAATGACATCTCCTGTTGCCAGATTAGATGCAAAAGTTATTGTTGAACCTGATACTGTAAATGATGAGTTGGGTTTTTGTAATATACCATTCAAAGATACTAACATGTGATTAGCTGATTCTGGCACTACATTAGTTGATGATACTTGTAAAGTGTATGCCGCTTGTCCATTGACTACACTAATTGCATCACAAACTTGAAAATTTCCTACTGTTGGTTCTTTTCCTATATATGCCATAAATTATCCTTTTGGGTATTTGTCCTTAACAGCTTTTATTTTTTTTTTCCAACCATCTATTCCATTATGATAAATTTCGTCTAACTGATCTTCTATTAATGGATATTCTGCTTTTCTATTTCTTTTATATTCTTCAGCATCATATTCAGCTTGTACTTCGATTAATTTAGATTCTATTTCAGATTTAGAAATAGGTGTTGTGTCATCTGTCCAAGTAATTTTATTAGTATCATTATCTATAATTTGAAAACGAGCATCAGGATTTATTTTTAAAATAGCTAGATGGATTAAATTATGAATCATGCACCTATCTCCATTAATGTCAAAAATGATGTTACCGCAACATCTGTTGATGTGTTTCTTGATGGTTTATTTATAAACAATGTAAAAGTAGAACCTGATAAAACCTCGTATCCGACTTTATAAGTAGTTGAACTTGTTGTATTTGGTGAATCTAAAATAGTAGCAGAAGTTGTGCTTAACCAATAATTATTTGTGTTTGCCATACTACCTAATGGAAATGTTGCGGTTGATGATGATGATGCAGTAGAAACTCCAATATCTGTTGATCCTCTTACAATATAGCCTTTCCATTGTTCACTTGAAGCATTATTAAAATGAACTTGTGCGGTAACTAAAACTTTACTTGATGTTGCTGATGGTGTTATAGAGGCACTCAATCCTGTTACATCATATCTTGTTCCGCCATTTCCTGTTTGCGATATAACAGAATCACTTGACCCTTGAACAACTTGCAAAATTTTTCCAGCATCAATATTAGTTAAGTTGCTTCCGTTCAAAGCTGGGAAAGTTCCTGATGTAATTTTTGTTGCTGGTAAATCAGGAATATCTGTTGCTGTTAATGGTATTGAAGTTGGAGTTGCACCGATATAAGGCATTTGATTTCCTATGTTATTTCTAAAACCGATAATGAGCCTGAAAGTTTATCTGCAACAGAACAATCTATTCTAAGTGCATCTCCAGCTTCCATAACAACTTTACCGCCTGTTAAAAGTTCTAATGTTGAGCCATTAGGAATACTTACATCTTTTACTAA